ACCGCATCGCATACAAAGCTGTGTTGATCGTCCCACTCGCCAGCAGCACCGGCGGAAGTGTGGGCCTTTGCACCTAGTTCGCGGACAACAACAGCGATGTCTTGAGCGGAAGGGATAGCGACCGTAGTGAACGCAGTGGATTCCAAGGAATTGACCACCTTGATGGCGGCTCGGAAAGTCTCGTCATCAACGCCCACCATTTCGGCGGGCTCAGCGAAGCGATGGATCTCTTTGTGGAGCATGTCCGTGCTGGGCTTAGCCAACACCCATTTGGGTTCCACGCCGAGTTCTGAAACGCCCCGTTTGAGGGTGAAAATCTTCCTTTTCTCCACCCGCCCTGCGGTCTTACCCACGCGGTGGAGCTTGTAGACGTTCTGGGGGGAACGCCCTTGCAGGAGTCGCAAAATTGCCTCAGGCTTGTACGTCTTGTCCCACTTTGGGGGAATAGTCAGTGGTTCAGGCTCCGCACCCGGGCAGGTAACGCCGTTGACGGTGAGCCCCGGGTGGTAATGACCTCCGATGACTCTACCGTCCGCCGTAAAGACGGCCGCCCTGCAGCAACCATCAGTGGTAGACATTGCGTAATGCGTATGCCCAGCGGGCGTGACAGTAGTGATCGGCCCGTGGGTGTGTTTCCACTCGCCGTCGATGAACGCAACGAGATCCACCGTGCGGGACGCGTTAGCGTCCTTGATGTACTCTTTTGCGTCGACGGCCTTAGGTTGATTCAGAGGGGCATCCATGCCTTCAATGCGGAAAGCTATGCGGTCTGACTGATCGCAACGTGCCTCGACGATAGTGGCCGGGAACCATGCGTAAGAATACGCCTTGGCCCAGGTCACATCCATGGGAAGCACCATGTCGCGAAAGCGGTCCATAAGTCGCCCATTGACGACCTCATGACGGCACGTGATGAACCACAAGCGGTTGGACTCTCGTACCACCGCTAGTCCATTGAGAGTGATGGGAGTAGTCTGTGAGTAAGTGCGCCCCTTCCAGAAACTGGGCAGACGCACAGCGCGCACACCATAATTGGCGTGATTGATCATCTTGCTGCCTCTTGACATACTCTCAGGCTGTATTTCACGTATCAGCTGTTCCTTCTTTTTCTTGTTTGTTTTCTTGCAGGACTTTTTGGTCTCTTCACTTTCCTCTGGTGCTACGCCGGTAGCCTTGACAGGGCACCGCTCGGCGGTAACCTTGTGATGGTTGGCTTCAACAGCCTTGCACCGTTCAGTCCATGCCTCCAACACCTCAGGGAGTG